GCGGCACGACTGGTTCTGGCCTGACCTCGATCGTGGGAATAGGCGCAGCCGTCACGGGAGCCGCTACGGCGTCACCAGCCGCCGCAATCGCGCTATCCACGTCACCAGCCCTGCCAATCGCTGCAACGGCGTCTGTAGCCGCGCCTCGAGCAGCCTCAGCAGCAGCGCCAAGCGGAACATGGCCGAGCGCCGGCGCGACTTCCATCCCTGCCGCCAGTTCCCGCCCGAGCGAGCCGCCACGGTTCGGTGGCACGATCGCGTCCGTCCCAGCGGCCACGGCGCGCTGAGCCTCACTGAACAGGCCGCCTACACCGCCATAAGCTGCGCCAACGTCACGCGACAGAAGCCCCAATGCGGGACCAACAACCGGGACTCCCTCGACCGCAGTCTGAGCTTCCGGCGTCAGAACGCCGGACTGGTAGCCGGCGCCGATGGACTTGCCGACCCGTGTTGCCGCATCGCCTAGCGCGTTACCGATTTTCTCGCCGATGCCAGGCGCAGCGGGCTGGCTAGGCGCCGGTGCCGACAGCCCGAAATGCTGGAACACATCCGCTGGCGGAATGCCGGCTTTTTCAGACGCCTGCCACGTATCCTGGAGAAACGGTGCCTTGACCATGAGATCGCGGATCTGATCGTCGGTGGCGCCCATCTTGCGCGACTGATCGATCAGGCTGCGCACATCTGGCGTGGACGGCGGCGCATCTGGCGTAGCTGTCGCGGGCGCGGGAACAGGAGGGGGCGCCGTGGGCTGCGGGATGCCGCTATCATCTAGTGGCATGGCTTACTGCCCCCACAGACGCATGAGAGCGGGATTAGCGGCAGGCGGGGGGGCTTCTGTCGGTGCAGCGCCGCCGTACATCTGCTGCACCGTCATCGGCGCATTCTTGTCGGGCGGCGTGACCGACGCAGGCGGCGCGGTTTTGGTAGCAGTCGCATCGCCAGAGATCGGCCCAAGCCGCTTTAGCGTCGCAGGGACTAGCTTGTTCTCGAAAGCGAAAGGCCCGCTCTTGAACCCTGTGGCTTCCTCGTATTGCTGCTTAAGGCCGATCAGTTGACCGACCATCAGCGAACGAAACCCATCCGTGATCGCTTGCAACTGCGCTGGAGAATTGGCTCGACTCAATGCCGCCATGATGCGATCGCGGTCTGCCGATGAGCCTATGCCGCCGGCGACCGCCTTCTCAATCTCGGTTCCAACGATCTGTTTCAGGCCATCGAAGGTTGTCGGGGGCGCCGCGCCAAATTGCTGTTCAAACACATTCTTCAGCGAGTTGAGCGCCTGAATATTCCCATTCCCCAAGTCGGTCGCGGCTTGGTCGATCACATCCAAATGCTGCACGCCGACGTTGTTTGCCCTGACCAGATCACCCTGCTTGCCTGATCCGAATGCACTCATGGCCTTGTTGATTTCAGGATAGCGTGACTCCTGATAATTCGGGTTGATCGCCATCACCTGTGCCATCGTCTCAGGGCCACCGGGCTTTGCCGCGGCAAAGCCCGAGAGCGGCGGTAGCTGGTAGCTTGCAATCGCCGCTGCCATCTGGGCACGGGAAGCCGGATCAGTCATCTTCCCCTGCGCGATCGCAAGCCGGTTCTCGACCTCGGCCCCTTGTAGACCAGCCGATTTGTACTTGAAATCAGGATCAGACTTAACATCCGCAGCGATGGCCCTACGGATAGCGTCTTCAGAACCAGGGGCCGGCAGACCAAGCGTCTTATTGATCAGGTTTTCCGCCAGATTCGGCGCAGAGCCACCGACGGGCGGAATGACCGATCCAGTTGCGGTCGGTGTGGCACTTGAGGCTGACGGTGCAGCACTACCGGTCGTGGTATCTGTTGGCGCTGGCGTCAGGGCAGAACTGCCGGAGGTATCTGTCGATGCCGCAGCGCCGGCTGGAGGAAGCGCGCCGAGCGCACGCAAGGTTCGGATGATCTCGGGCGGTTGATCGAGCAGCGCTTTCTGGCGAGCCGCTTCGGCCGCTCGTGTAGCAGCACCTTCGGCCTGAGTGACAGCCAATTGTGCCTGCTGCCGTGTGGCTTCGGCCTGTTGGCTCTGTGTGTTTTGCCCAGCTTGGAACGCCTGTGAACTGGTCTGTAACGCTTGCTGCCCAGTCTGATGCAGCGTCTCTAACCCAGTCTCACGGGTAGTCGCCAGCTGGTCCGCGAGGATGGCAGACTGCCGCGCGAGATCGGAACGCTGCTGCTCAAGCCCAGCCGCGCCGGCGAATGCGGCGATGCCTTGCCCCATGGATGACAGGCCATTCAGCAGACTTACTGGCATCAGCTCGCCCCTACCGTTGCAAAACGAGGCCAACCCGAGTATAAAAACGGGGCCGCCACGGTGCTTACAACACCGCCGCGGCCCCTAACCACGCGAGATGGAACCTCAGCATGGCTGACATCAGCATACCTGCCACCGACGCCAACGGCTACTGGCACTTCACGTACATCACGCGCGACATCGACGGCCGCTGGTATGGTGGGAAGCGTTCGACCAAAAAGCATCCGTTGTCCGATCGTTATCTTGGCTCTGGCCGCTGGATTCAAAAGCATCCAGCGCGCAAGCGACTGAAACGCGAAATCCTGGCGTTTTATGCCGGTTCTGCCGAGGTGTTTGCTGCTGAAGCGAAACTGGTCACATGGGATAGGGTTTTCGACGACCCGCTTTGCATGAATGAACGTGAGGGCGGAGAAGGAATGACCGTGGAGTACGCTCGGATACGATCCGCCGGCACAAAATGGCGCAAGAACCATTCTGACGGGATAGCCAAACGAAGCCAGGACCATGCGTGGCGTGAGAACGTAGCTGCCTCTAATCGTCGCTTGGCTGCTGACCCGAAATGGCTTGAGGAAACTGCTGCAAGAAACCGGCTTCTGGCCGACGATCCAAAATGGCTTGAGGCAAACGCCGCCAAGATGCGGCGTCTCCATGCAGACCCGACTTTTCGCATCAAGCATCTGGAAGGAATAGCAACGCGAACCGCTGATCCTGACTGGCAGGCGAAACACGCTGAGACGCTTCAGCGCATTCACGCTGATCCGAAATTGTCGGAGAACAGAGCTGCCGGCATTGCTAGGAGAACCGCTGACCCAGAATGGCAACAGAAGCATGCCGACAATCTTCGACGCTTGCATGCAAACCCCGATTGGCGCGCTAACGTCGCGGCGGCTAATCGCCGCACAACCGCCGATCCGGAGTGGCGTGAGAAAAACGCCACCAAGAACCGCCGCTTGGCTAAAGATCCGGAATATCTTGAGAAACTCCGCGCTGGCATTCGTCGTCGCGACGCGGCAAGACGCGCAGATAAGCCGTAGGATCATCAACCGGCCCCCGTATACCGAAGCACATGCTGAGCGTAGGCTTTGTCCCCGCCGCCATTATATGAAGCCAATGCGGACGCGACTTGTTTGGGATCGCTCCAATCGATGTTACCGGCTCTGGCTTTCAAATACGCGGCGGCGAAGTCAATATTCGTTGCGGCATCCCTCAGCATCGCCGGATCGATGCCCTTCAAACCATACCCAGGTTGGGCCGCCGTCGATGGCTTGATCTGATGCAGCCCAATCTCGCCAGCACTCCCGATCGCATCGGGATTGAAGTTGGATTCCTGCTTACCCTGCGCAATCAGCACATCGATCGGTATCCCTGTTCGTTTGGACGCCGCCTGATAGATCGGGATCAGGTCAGGCGGGACGCCTTTGACGGTTGGCGCGGGAACGTCAGTTGCGTCCGTCGCACCTGGGGCGCCCGCTATTCCGTCGGCCGGAACGCTGGCTGCGGCCGGCGTCGAGTTCAGCAGCGGACGTGCGCGTTGCTGGTCCTCCTCGTCCTTCAGTCCGGTGGCACCGAATGCAGCGAGACCCGCGCCTAATCCGTTGAGCAGACTCATGGAGCGGGCTCAGGAGGCGGCGGCGTACCATCCGGCAGCGGCGTCGGTGTAGCCGCCATTGGATGTTTCGTGATTCCGGCCTTGAGGTTGATCTTCGCCATCGCATCCGGGTCTTGCATGATCTGATGCACGCGCCCCGTCGCCTGCTGGATCATTCCCGGCGTGATGCCTAGCTTATGGAACAGTTCGTTGGTGAATATCTTCGTCGCGTTGTCCAGTTCCGGCTCCGCGATCTTGACGATACCAGCGCGATCGATGAAGTCGAGCCCGTGCAGCATAAGCACCATAGCGGCCGGAATTCCAGCTTTTAAGGGCATGACTCCGCGACTCTCGCGTCGCATGATGAGCACCAGAGCGACGGCGCCGCGCGCACAATCGCTGATCGGGTCCTGACTGTTGCTCAGTTTCGCCACGAAACTATTCGGTCCGTTCGCAAGCGCGATGTGAAGCCCCGCGACCACGATTTTGAGGAAATCGGCATGAGTGTTGGGATCGACGATATTGCCCTCGATCTTCTGCTCGGTCTGCGCCAGCAGCGGATTATGCAGGGTGCTGGACGACTGGTCAGGCGGCGCAGCATCGTCTGGCGCGGCATCGGGTGTCGGTTGGGCATTGATCAGGCCGCTCATGCTGCTTCTACTGATCTCACAGCCAGCATCGCGGCATCGCGGGCACCAACCGCCTCCTTTAGTTTCCGCAAAGATTCTTGGTCATAGCCATGCCTGATGATATCGCAAGCAATATAAACTATGCGATCATCGGCATCCCGCACATCGCTTGATGCACGCCGGACCTCATTGCGCAACATCTCCAGAATGGCATCTCGCCGCCGCAGTTCCATATGCAAGCGACTAATTTCGTATTTGGCTGCATCGTCCATATCGCTCTCCTTCATGCTGCCACCCCCGTCACCGGCTGCGACGCTCGATTGATCAGCCCCTGCTGCCCCGGCACGAGCGGCGGCGTGCCCGTCACCGGCGCGGAACTGGCAACCGCTTTGGGCATTGCTAGGTTGGCGGCCTGCTGTTGTGTCAGCGCTGCCGCAGCATTATTCGCCGCCGCCTGAGCTTGCAGCGCCGAGACCTGCGCCGGTGTCAGCGTACTCGTCATGCCACTCAGCAACGAGCCGCCGGCTTGGAGTGCGCCGAACGCCAGCGTCGGGTGCTTTCCGACAAAATCCATAATGCCACTTAGCGGACCAGTAGAGCTATCGGCCGCCTTTGATACCGATGTGTCAAACGGAATGTCCGTACCGTCCGGCGATGGTGCCGCGGTCGTCCCCGGCCCCGTTGGCTGCGGGACAGGATTTGCCGCAGTCGCCGGATTGGTCGCCGTGGTGGGCGTGCCGCTGGCGGCTGCGGTTGACGTATCGGTGCCAGTCGTCCCTGGCGCAACAACATCAGCCGGATTGGCCGATTCTGACGTAGTGGCTAGCAGGTTGATATCCCCGCCAGTCGGCGCCGATCCAAGCCCACCATTGAGCAAGCCTCCCGCCGGATTGGCCGCAGCTTCTGCTGCATCCATCGTCGCCGGCACATCGCCAGGCACTTGACTCGCCAGATCCCCGACGATATCCGGCGCTGCACCGCTGGCAGCCGAGGCCGCTATGCCAGCCGCAGGGTTCGCAGCGGCTTCAGCGGCATCCATCGTCGTAACAGCCCCGCCAGCCACATCAGTGGCCGCTGTAGCCCCGGCGGCGCCCGCACCGGCCTCGCTACCGGCAGCAATCCCCGCAGATCCCACCCCGAGCGCGCTGGTAGCCAAAGCGCCAACGCCACCCACGAGCCCTAGCCCGAGCCCGATCATGCTGAGTGTCTTGTTGTGCGTCACCGCACCCACGGCGCCAACGACCGCGCCAACGACGGCGACGGACTCCAGGACTGTGGTGACGCTGATCGCCGTAGCTGTAACTGCTGCTACGAGACCCACGGCTGCAACTCCTTGCTATAGAGGGTGCCATCCTGCATATAGCCGCGCCTTTCATATAGAACGCCCATCCTAAGACCATCACCCCTGATACCTGTTCGGCCAAAGATTTTATAGATGCCTTTTTGCCGCAATAGTTCTTCGGCATTTGCCACCAATCTCATTCCTAGCCCTGGGCAATTTGGCGCAGCAAATGGCAAGAGGTTCTGCGCAATAAAAGTATCGCGGCTATCTGCATCAGGACCGATAAGCGACAGAAGGTATCCAAACATGCGCCCATTTAGGCGAGCCGTCGTAACTTGTAACATACCAGCACTATGCATTTGCCGCCCCAGCGGAATGTTCTTCAGCGCGTATCCC